GGATTCCGTAACATAGAAAGGCGCGCTCGCAGGTGTGGCGTGTCCTGCCCAAATGCGAATATCATCTCCAGCCGTAACAACGGAAGAAAGCCCCACTGCCCCTGCCACATCTTTGATGTAATTCGTTGAAACAACCCAGCCAGAAGTCCCTCCCAGATAGCCCGTATTTGCTGTAATATTTCCGGTAATGGTCGCGGAAGAAAATGTAGCCGCGCCCGCGTTGGAAATCTTAGCTGGAGACAGAGCGAATGTCGCCGCCCCGAGCCACATATTCCCGTCTATGTCCACGTGAAACGAGGTCGCGTCCGAACCTCCAATGTCAATCGTGGAAGCAGTAAGAGAACCAGAGATTGCAAGCGTGGAACCGTCCCACGTTACTTTGTTCCCCGCGCTATTTCCTAAAGAAAACTTTGCTGTAGAACCCGAAAGACCAATCCAAAATCCCGTGCCGGTATCGTAGGATGTCTGGCCTCCCGCAATGTATTGGTCGGCTTGAATAGAGCCTGCAATCAGTCTATCTACTCGTATATATTCCAGTTTCTCTGCACCGATTGAAATGTCGGTAAATAGACCTTCCGTATCCGCAAGTAGTCCGCCTAAATCTAAATCGTTTCTGTGAAATGCCGAAAATCCCAATGTTTCTATCCCATCGGTATATTCTTGTTTCGAGATAGAAAATTGAGTAATAAGAGGCATACTTATTTTTGTGGCGGTCTGTCTATCTCTATTTCGGCGGTGAATCCGTAAAACGACCAGTATTCATTTGAGCCGTTTTCTGCACCCTCGACTTGAAGAAAATATCCTTTTTCAGGATTGACTTGAAACTCACTGATGTACTTTTTCAATTCTCCCAAAGGCATCCATTTGGTAACGGCTTGCGCGTTTTCATCCACGGCACGGGCGCGAAGGAATAATCCTTGCGCACGGTCGGCATAAGCAAAAATCTTATTGAATCGTTTTATCCCCGATGGCATTCCAAAATCCATATGTCCCGTCTGAAAAAACGAATGGATGGGCGTGCCGTTATCGGTTTTTTGCAAAGTCGAATCAATATATTTTCCCAGTTTATGTATTTCCCCATCAGTCGCGCCTAGATAAAGCGAATCTTGTCCGGTAGCATAAAATTTCCCCATTGAACCGAGAGTGTCCGCGTACTCGTTCAATCTCCACGTCATCGTTGGAAGACTTAAAATCAAGGAACAATTCGCGTAGGAAATGCCATTGACGGTTACTGCCCCAAGATACAAGTGATATTCCTCGTCTACGATTTCCGCGAACGCGGTTGTCATATTCGAATATCGAATAAAATCTATCGCACGTCCTGCGACGTTTTGAGGATAACTCCCGCCTTGTGAGACATAAACTCCATCTCGATTCGCCCAAATCATTAAGGCCCCTAAGTTTTTAATCGTGCGATGCGCGGAACAACCAGTATCCCATACTTGCTTTTTGGTAAGAGGCGATTGGGTAACCATATAAGCTCTATATTCCGTAAAAACCATTAACCTATCCCAGTTTGTCGAAATTCCTGTAATGGCTTCCGAATAATCCACATCAAAAAAATCCGTCGCCACTGTCCACGTAATCGCGCCAGCCGTCGGTATGGACGAGTAATAAACCCTGTAAGGTGTAGCCGTGCCTGATATGTCCGTGTTAGCAATGTAAAGCCTATCTCGATATCGAGTGATAAACTTGGCATTTGGCATCGAAGTTACATTGGTACTTGTAGAAAACGTCGTACCGGTTAAAGAGGAGGGAGTGATGAATCCGTCTGTTGAACCCCAACCTACGAAAAAGCAATATCCCAAAAAGTCCTCCATTTCGACGGCTATTCCTGCCTTATTCGCCCACGCGGTTTCCGCTCCGGTTATCTCTGTCCAAGAGCCGCCCGTTCCATAAAATAATTGCGTATCGTCGGAAGTCGCATCATCAACAGTTGCCAACATTTTCTGAATCGAGGTTGATTGTCTAAAATTATGAAGCGAAAGGATTGATTTCCCCGCTTCCAAGGCCGTGCCTATTTTTCCGTATCCAGGACGTTTCAAGATACTGCCTATTTTGTAGGAAGTATTGACATTAGACATTGCCAAAAGACCGCCGCCAGATTCGCTGTTTCCCGACGGAACAAGGTGCGGCGCAACATCGGAATATAATCCTTGCGGATATTTAAGCGCGTCAACCAATGCCATAATTTATTCGATATAGGTGTAATAATCCTGCATTTCTGGCATATGGGTTAATTGTTTCTGCGCCTGTTTTTGCAATTCAGAAACGAAACGCGCAGTCAACCTGTCTCCGTTTTCCATATTCTTTTTTCGATATTCAATTTCCGCCCCGATATAGTATTTTGCAATATAGGTAAAAGGCATTGGGAGAGTATCGGAAAGAGAATCCACACGAGGAACAACTCCATAATATTTCACTTTTATTTTCTTTCCCGCTGTGTCCGAATCAATCGGAATATCCAGCAAGATATTTCCGTTGAATAAAGTATATTTGCTTGGCGTGGCCGGCTTTACCCCCTGCCACACGACCGTCCCAACGGCCTGTGTGGTCGTAATTGAACCAATCCCTGAAGCAGGAATGCCTGTTAATGTGCCAGTGCTTTCCGTGTTTCCTGTATAAGTGATTGTATCTATACCGACATAAGCCGTTCCACTTTCGCCAAATTCGTAAGAATCAGTTAAAACGAGTGTCGTGTTCCCAGCTGACGCGGCTGTTGATACTGTTGTCTTTGCAATTCCGTTGTATTCGTCTTCGTATGCGTCCAAGTCCATATACTCCATAATCTCGCTTCCAACTTTGACCTGAATGATCCCTTGAAAAGAATCGGGATATTTCAAATTTGTAGAAAGAGATGAAACGGCGTAGGAGTTTTGATTCAATGTGGTAGTAATAGAAGTCACATCTTCAACGATTTCAAAAGGCCAATCTTTCATCGTTCCATCGGGCAAAACATAATTCGTAGTCGCGTCCTGAAAATCATTGACCTTTTCCAAAAGCCATTCCCAAGTGATGAGTGATCCATCAACTTCTGCCCTGACGAGTTTTAATGCACTTTCTGCGATAGCTTTTCCAGTGTTATAGGGAACGCCTGACGAGGCGATATAATCCGAGGCCGAAGAGGAAGTCGTCCCGTCGGTAAAAACGACGTAGTAAAATGAATATGCTGTATCAGTGGAAATTAAAGTGTATTCTGTATATTCTTTATCCCACTGAATAGAGATAGCATCAGCAATCGGTGTCGTAATCGCATCCACGGAAGCAATGAGCGTGCCTGAACCTCCGTCAGTTGAAGCTCCATAAATTTTAATTCCCCGTTCTAGTATCTTCGTAATAGAAGTATCAATTTCGTGGGAAAATTTTGTCGTATTCGTGATGGTCAATGCTGTCCCGCGAGTTACGGTTCCGTTTACATCGCACTCCTCTGTCTTCGCATTTCCAACGGTTCCCAAAATAAACCAGTCATCATCTGTCAATCCGTTATTATCTCGGACGGTCAAGGAAGTCCCCGCCGCCGTAAGAGGAGCCGTCATTGACGTTGCTTTATAGCCGAAAATATCAGGATGTTTAATCCTGATCGTTGAACCAATAATTTCTAGGATTTGCGGTTTTTGCAATACCTTAGAAGTACCCATAAAATATCTTTATTTTTTCCGTCTTGCTTTTGAGGATTCAATGGCTCCCATTTGAGCTAAGGCCGCGCGGTGTGATTTTGGAGTTTTTGAAAGTTCATTCCCTCCACCTTTAGGAAACACTTTATATCCTCCTTTGACTTTGCGAATCATATTTTTATTTCTCTTCAACAAATTTCTTAATCGCCACCAAGACCGCGTTCACAAGCGGCACGAGAAATAGAAACTCTGGCGGAACGGTTGCTGTGGAAATCAATCCCATCAATGCGACAATTCCCGCAGACGCGACGGAATAGAGCAACGCCTTGAGAATCTTCTGGCCATCTTCACGGGCAAGAGAATAACGCGCAGACATATTTTTACAGTGAAGAATTAAGAGCTTCATTTGCAAAACGCAGGGCTTCTTCATCGGGCATATTCTTCGTACAAAACTCAAACCATTCTTCGGCGCGGCAAGCAATGTATTCTTTTTCTTCTAATTCCCTGAATAACGCGTCGGCGGCGGAATCAAGACGAATCGCATCATTGATTTTGTTAATAGGTTCGTCTTCAATTTGTTCAAGTCGTTTGAGATAAAGACCTTCGGCGTTTAGTTTGTTTTGCGTGTCTTGGGGAAGAGATGAAAATTGCATAATTATTTGCGGGCGAAAAACGCCGCGCCAGTTATATTTTTATACGTTTTTTTGACAAGTTTTTTCTTACCATCCCACGGATCGGCAATTAAAAAGTCGTTTGAAAACCAATCCTTTCTAAGAGCAACAACCCAATGCTTTCCTTTTCCTAGCGGTACTTCAAGAATGACTGCCGTGTATGGATTTTTTACCGCATTCAAAATCCCATTAAGTGATGGATTCCAATCTCGACGAATAAACTGCATTTTCTCGAAGTTGAGATTTTTCCAGATAATAAGTCCATCCTTTGTGTAGTTATTTATATTGTGCGCGATTTCTTTCGGGGACTTATAACACTTGAAATAATCCGAAAGCATTGAAATGCAACAGGTCGTGCANCCGTAACTATAAACATTCAGAGAGCTTGAGCCNAGTTTGTCTTCTGCCCAGAGTGGGTTGCGCTGACAAAGAATCTTTATCGCCATAAAATTATTTATTAAGAATTAAGCTCATTAAAGCTCCGACAACTGCGACAAGTATTGTTCCCGAGAGTCCAAAAACAATGTTCCTGATGGGCAAAAATTCGCCTTTTAAGACAACTGACTTTTTTATATTATCCACTGATGTTTGAATTGATAATGTCCTNTCATCAATTCTGATGAGTAAGTCGTGATCGAGAAACTGGCCTTGTTCATTTTCCATATTAAGCGAAATAAGNCTTATTGAANGAATAATTTCCACCNACATCCGCAAGAGCAATTTCAATGTTCGCCNCCGTNAAACATTCAAACACGAGATATTGCGCAGTAGTATAGGTATTTTCCGTAACTGGATTTGTTCCTACTCCTAAATCTCCAACCAAAATATCATTAAAATAAAGAGACCAAGAACCTGCCGAAGTTCTGGTGAGTTTAACTTTGAACCAAGTATCAGNTGTNATTGCCGCATTCTTTGCCATCAATTGAGAAGTAACTCCATTTGCNACTTTCAAAAATTGCATTGCTTCTGTGTCAGAAAATTGCAGAGCATAACCATTGTTTCCCGCGGTGTCAAAAGTCGAGATTGTATTCATCAGATTCATTGAGAACGCCGCCGCGTCTATTTTTTTAATCCAAAACTCCCAAGAACCATAAGCCGCCTCGGTCGTATTTCCAAACTTCGACATATCAAGATACAGCCTTCCGTTGGTAGTGTTTTTGATTGTCTTGACCAAAACCCCATTTATTGTTGAAGTTGCTACTTGCCAACGCCCTGTTGTTTCCGCGCACTGAAATGGTAGATTTGAAATGTATTGTCCAATTACACTACCTTCTGCCGTTATTGACTGAATCGCCCCAAAATCGGTTTTTAATGCTCCGTCCAAATCCACACCTGCAATCTGTAAACCACTATTTGTGAGTGATAATTTGGAATACGGTTTTGACGGCCAGACGGTGTTTTGCAATTCGGCGGTTATCTGTGAAATTTGTGTTGCGGTAGGCATTACGGAAAGAGCAAGAAAACAACCGATGTTTCCATTAAAAAACGCCCCATTTGCTTCGCCTAAGTTTGTTGTAGTGGCGGCGATATTTGCGGAATCAGTAATACAAACAAGATAAGATTTGTCCGAGCTTATTGCTGTCCCCGCTATCCCATTCACATAAATAGTCGAGGAAGTAAAACCAGTCGTCGCGAGGACACCAGCCGCATAAGTAACATAAACAGAATTATTGATAAGTTCCAATATATTCCCTGTCAGGTTATTTGGTTTGACCAAAAAGAAAATGGCGCGAACATTACCAAGATTGCCAATAGAAATGCCTGAAGTCGCCCCATCGAAGTTTGCCCCTTTGGAAAATTGAATGGCAGTAAGTGTGCCATTTTTTGTAGACGCCAAATCAGTGGAATGTCCAGCACGGAAATCTTGGTAGACCGATATACTCCCCGCGTTTTTTAATTGTTGTAAAATTGATTCCATATTTTATACCATATTAAGTTGTCTCTTGCCTTCCAAATACAAATCCAAAATCTGTAAGGGTGTTAAAGTTATGTTTCTGAAAATAGTCAGACTGCCGAATGAACCGTTAAAGTAAGCTGGAATATTTCTTGCATATCCTAGATAAAGATGTTCTGTAGTATTTGACATTCCGGTATAAGTTCCGTTTCCATCATTACTGTCATCAACCCTTATACCATTAGAATAAATCCTTAATCCCGCGTACACCTTGCTCCCATCATAGGTACAAACAAGATGAATCCACTGCCCGATAAAAGAAACCAAAGTCTTATTCCAATATCTAGCGATGTAATTAGACCCACTTGTGTACAATCTGATGATGGGCAAGTCAGATGCGGTTGAAAAAGAATATTCCACACTTGCTCCAAAAAATTTTATAAGCAAATTGTTTGATGTGTTCGGTTTTAACCATATGCTTACTGAAAATGGAACATCGTTTCCAGCTCCATCAGTAAATGAATATGCATCTTTATCCCCTAAATCCAAATAATCCCCACCATCAAAACTAAATCCTTTTGTTGATAACTTAGTTGGGAAGGTTGAGGCAGTCGAACCATCACCCAAAGTGGCATCATTTCCTTTTCCGCTTCTGTCTAAAACTTTTTTATTTGTAAAATCATAAGAAGCTAAATCCATCGGCAAGTCAAGCACGGCTTTATTGCGATAATTGAACGTTGAATTTTGAAAGTAGTCCAACGCTTCCTGTAAAGTTAATTGAGAAGTCCAAAACTTCAACGCTTCCATTTTGAAATTACCAAAAGCCGCAATATAACCAACTTGAATATCATTGCAGTCAATAGCGGTGGCCGTATCAATCTCTACGAAACTTCTTGCGGTCGTAATCGTGGTTGTCGCCACGCCATTCACTCTGATTGTGGGTGAAGAAAATCCTGTTGCGGCCAGAGTCCCCGAAGAAACCGAGATGCTGTGAGAAGAAGTCAGTTTGATAATGCTTTCCGTTGTCGAGGTAAGAGTAATCCAAAATGAAACCGTTTTAATTCCGAGAATGGTCGGGTAAACAATTTTCTGCGTGCCTGAAAATAAAGCTTGATTGGGATTGGGAAAAGTTAAANTGCCNGTAATTGTCCCTCTATTCAAAGCCACTTTAGCCGAAGATTCAAACAATTCCGAGAAGAGACATCCTCGTTGGATTTCTGCTGGTAAACTGTTTTTTGATAAAAGTGACATAGAATAATTTCCCTATCCCTGCCTTCCTAAAAAGGCAGAGTAGGAAAACTAAGTAGCAACGACAGTGGCTCCTGAAGAGAGAGGATGCCAACGACAATAGAATGTAATGTCTCCATCCGTTACTGTCCCAGTCGTGGTCAAAATAACATCTTGACCATTTGATACCACAAATTCATTCCACACGCTTGAAAGTTCAATCGTAGCGTCTGGTGTGGCATCGTGCCAGATTTCATTAAGTGCCAATCCTGTTGCATCTGCCACGTTGGCAATTATGACTGCTGTATTCCCAGCCACACCAACGGAAGCGGTGATGGCATCTGAAGTAGTCAGTGCTGTTTTGACTATACCAATCACCGCCAAGACCACATCTCCCGTAACAGTAAAAAGTGTCATTGGTGTTACACCTGCCACATCAATGGCTTTCGTGGTGAATTTGTACGCCCGATGATTGACGACATCGTTAATCGAATTTAGAACAGGCGTTGAAGGGATTGCAGTGTTTAATACTTGGGCTGTGTCGGAAAATCTCATATTATCTATTTAGGTCTGTCTAAAGGGCAGATTCTTCTTGAACGGGATGCCATTCGTCGCGGATTTCATCGGCAATCTTACTGATTTCTTCGCTCAAAAAGTGAAAAGACTCGTCGTTTGTCGTAACATATTTCTTTTCAACTTCTTTGTTGATTTCTTCATAGGACATTGGTTTCATTACGAAAGATTTGATGAAATCTTTTACTGTGGCAGTGTCTTTTTTTGCCGTCTCGACTTCGACGGGAGAAATATAATCTTTTGGATAGAGGATTGGCATATTATTTTTTCTTAAATCTAGTTCTGCCAGTGTTGGCAGGAGGCTTAATACCTCTTTTTTTGAACCAAGGTATTTGATTTTTGTGTGCTTCGCTTAACTTTTTGCAATGTTCTTCCGACATCTTTTTTCCTTTATTCCAACAGTTCATTAAACCTTTAGTCCCTTTATTCCATGGAATTTTTCCTAATCTGGCTTTCGATAATCGTTGGATCATTTCTTTTGAATAGATCCCCTTCCTCCCCGCATTCCAAGGAACAAGTCCTTTCTTGAATCTTGTCCGACCACTATTTGTTGGATGAATATCAGGAACAATTTGGTTGTAGACCATCAATCCTTTTTCTAATGCTTCGTAGTAGAAATATCGTTCTCGTTCAATCAGTTTTTTTTCATCACAAATTTCTATTTCTTCAAATATCAATTTTTCTTCGCCGTATTTACCAAAAGCATATTGGAGAAGCGGATTGATATGTCTTTTATCTCTCAATCCTTTTAAGTGTTGTTTTTTCCTTTTCTCTATATTTTTACTGGAGCCGATATAAATCTTGTTTGGAGTATCTACGAAAAAGATTTTATATATTCCAGATTTCATATTCTTACATTGCAGATCTGCGAGCAAAAATTTCCACCGTATTGGTGGCATCACCAGGAAGGAGGCCTACGCGTATATACCTATAGTTTAGGTTATCAAAGTCCCAAGCGAGCGTCATGGTTTGCGCAGTCGCTGTTACCACTGATGTACAAACTGACCCCGGATTTAGAGTTACGCCTGCCGTTCCAGACACTGTTCCGGTGACCGTTCCGCTTAATCCTTGAATTTGTCCTTGAATTGATACCCATGTTCCATTTGTTGCATCGGAATCATTTGTCCCCTGAACAATCAAAGTAGTCGTGGTCGCGTCACCATCAATGTACTTTCCCGTCAAAGAGAAATTCTTATACCCCAACATCGCCATTCCGAGAGAGGACGGATAATACTGTTGGGAAGCCGCCACATTCGTCGTATCAACCAGACTTTCTTCAACGACTTGTAGAGAAAGAGGATTTACTTCTTCTGCTCGTGTGCTATTTGAAGCCGCCGTATGAGCTTTTTTTTGCGCACTCAATCCGACTCTATAGGTATCGCTTGCCGCAAATGGTGTTCCTGCACCCGCAATCGTGATGACATTTGAAGCCGCAATAAGTGAAATACCATCTTGCCCATTCACATAACGCGCTCCCCAAGTCGAACCCGTGGGCTTCACTTGAACATAAAGCACGGTGCAATTTGCGTCGTCAATAGTGAATGACGCACCCGAACAAGTGATTGTTACGTTTGAAGTATAGGCCACCGCAAAATCTTGTGGGCTTTCGAAGTCAGAAGGAATAGAATTTCCGCGCGCATCACGCGCAAGAGCAATGCGTTGAGCCCCTGCACTTGCTACTCCGACGTTGACCGCCGTTGCCGTTCCTGCGACTGAAGAAACGTCCGCCTTTATCGCGTTAATCGTGGCAATGACATCAACCTCTGTTGTGCCGTCTGAAATGGCTACGGGAACCGTCTTTTGCGTTCCTGTGCCGAAGATAATTTTGGTCGTTCCATCGTTCAGTTCCGCAGGTACGGTTTTGGTTGTTCCGACCCCCAAAGTTAGATTACTGATTCCGTCGGTAATCTTTGCAAAAGGAGCATTTGTTAGCAACGACCCTGTAGGCGGAACCGTTCCATCCGCACCCACAAGCTGTGAAGGAGCCACTTTGGTTCCTGTGGTTCGTGCAGTGTTTGCGGCATCGCGACCCAAAACTAATCCTGCTTCATCTACAACTTGCGTTGGAAGTACAAGTGTGGCTGTGGTTCTGGCTGTATTTGCGGCCGTGATATTCACTACATTCCCCGCCGCATCCACTATTTCCACTGGATCTACAAGAGTTGCCGTGGTTCGCGCTACGTTCGCCGCAGTGCGACCTAATACATTTCCTGCGGCATCTATCGGCTGGGTGGCCAAAACTGTCGTAGCGGTCGTTCTGGCGGTGTTGGCCGCGTCAATGGTTGCACGGGCATCCGTAGCACCGTCTTTCATCTCGACAGCACCAAGTTCGATATCAGAAGAAAGAATCATTCTTCCATTAGCATCCAAAGCAAGCGGCACGGCATCACCCTCATCATAAGTTGTCGGGGTCGCCATAAACTTCCCTGCAATCGGAACCAATGGAGTTGTAGTCCCAAAAGCCGCATTCATCGCTGGCACGGCAACGCCCCCCACCGAAGAGATGTCTTCTTTTGCCGATTGAATCGTGGCGATGACGGCCTGATCAGTAGTTCCATCGCTTAACTGGACAGGCATTGTTTTCTTAGTGCCTGTATTCAAAGTCAATAAAGTTGTCCCGTCGTGAATGGATGTTGCCAAAGTTTTTGTTGTTCCTGTTAGGACTGCCGGGATGGTCGCCCCGTCCGAGATGGCGACATTCAATGCCTTAATCGTTCCGGTTGTAACGGTGGCCATCGTAGTGCCATCGTTGATTGCGGATGGTACGGTTTTTGTCGTACCTGTGCCGAGTGTCAAATTACTTGTTCCGTCAGTAATCTTGGCAAAAGGGGCGTTGGTAAGTAGAGAACCTGTCGGCGGCACAGTCCCATCAGCCCCGACAAGTTGAGACGGGGCAACCTTTGTCCCTGTTGTTCTCGCGGTATTCGCGGCATCCCGACCAAGCACTAATCCGGCCTCATCAATCGGTTGCGTTGGAAGCGTTAATGTTCCTGTCGTTCGTGCTGTATTGGCGGCTGTAATGTTTACCGCATTCCCTGCCGCGTCAACGACTTGAACGGGATTAACGAGCGTCCCTGTGGTTCGCGCTGTGTTTGCCGCATCCCTTCCTAGTACGTTCCCTGCCGCGTCAATAGGCTGTGTGGCAAGTACGGTGGTGGCGGTTGTTCTTGCGGTATTCGCGGCGTTGATGGTTGCGCGCGTATCAGTCGCACCATCTTTGAGTTCGACGGCTCCAATCTCGATATCGGAAGAAAGCACAACGCGCCCGTTTGCGTCCAAGAGTATCGGTGTGGCATCGCCATCTGTATAGGTTGTCGGGGTAGCTTGATATTTGCCGAATACTGCCAAACCCTTCGTGGCTGTACCAAAAGCGGCATCTTGAACAATCACGTCGAGGATATCGGTACCATCTGTCAATTTAACGGTTGCGGCTACTGATGTGCCTCCTGCGACCGTCTGTGTGGAAACTTTGTATGCGGCAGTGTCGCTTGTCCCTGTCGTCTTTTTCTTTCCGTAAATAATTCCGTTTCGGTGATCCAGACACCATTGTCCGTTTGTGAAGTTCGCTGTTACGTCTGCGGCGATCTGCGCCAAAGTTGCGTTAGATGGATTTTCAATCTCACTGTATTTGCAAGGCTGAATATCCGCAATCGGTAATACTGTATTCGTCGTCCACGCTAAAGAAGTATCTTTATCGTTTCCTACCATTGCACCGAGACTATCCATCACGCCTGAATAGGCAAGTTTAGCGATCACGACCGTCCCTGCGGCCTGTCCTGCGTCGGCTGTTACGACACCACTATCGAAGTAATAAAGAGCAACAGTTTCTCCTGTAATAGATTGGCCATAAGCCGTATCTGCAACAACATCAACTGGAAGCGGTAAACGATTCGTTACCGCATTTTGTTTATCGTATCCGTCAAGTAACATATTTGGTTAAACTTCGCGGATGGGGAGATGACCTTGAGTCGCCCCCCTCTCCCCACACAGAAGTCTAGTTAAGTTTTTAGGAAGTCGTCGGTTGTGCCGCAGTGATATTGGCCGCGCTCGGAGCGTGGCTGAACACATACAAGTTGTCGTTGTTCGTCCCGTTTGTTCCAATATCGTCGAAACCGAACACGCGCGGGTACGAAATATAAATCGTCCCTTTTGTCGTTCCGTTCGCAGTGGCCACAGCTCTCGTGCAAGCAACACCACCAGCAGAATCTAACGACGCAATGAATGTGCAATCCTCAAATAGATTGGAAAACAGAATATCTCCAGCGGCATCCATTTTGATGGCCAAAACTCCAGTACTTGAAGACGAAACCATAAATGTGCAACGTCGAAAGAAGTTGCTCTTGAACTCTTGGCTCGCGGTTACTTGATCAATATGGAGAATCGAACGAGCGGCAGAAGTCAAAAGTGTATCCGCTCCAAATTTACAATCAATGAATGTTCCCGAATCTGTACCAGCCACAAACTCGTGAGCAGTTGTCTGGTCGAGATTATCAACAACCCCGAACATAAGCTCGACATTCTTCATAACTGTTCCCTCGCCGCCGTCCTGGAAAACCGTAAGAGCTAAAGCGTCTGTGGATGTCTGGATAACGCGAAGATTGCGGAACGTATTGCGAACGCCAGTATTCTTAATGACGAACGCGGCTGTCGAAGCCGCACTGGACGCTTGAATCTTCACCCCCGGTTCTACCAAGTGATCTCCACCATCCATCCCGATAAAATGGATGCGGTTTTTGGAGACAGTCAAGCCACTCGTTCCTACCGCGTGAGACGAATTAGCCGAAAGGGCAATCACGTCGTTTGCGTTCGTTGTAGCGGCGTCATAAGCGGCGGCTATTGTCGTGTAAAGTCGAACAACGCCTTCCGAATCCGTCTTAACGATGTTAGATAGTTTGTTGAAATTGGCGTCTGTTGAAGGACACACAATTAAGAGCCTACCCATTACAGGAAGAGCAAGATTAAGCCGAATATTCTCTGCAAGACCAATGCCACTGTTAGGATTGTAAGTTGTCATAAGTTTTTTAACGCAAGCCTCCGTCCAACCGGTGTCCCCTTAGCGAGGATTTACCCCTACGTTTTTATTGTTATCTTAGCCTACAGTTAGGCTGACCCGTCTCCATACGAAATTTTTACCCAAGACGCACTCACGATGACGATTCCGTAACCTCCGCGCGCGCCGAATTGAACAGTGTCCGTCGAGAAATCCTCGGCGGCATCCGTTGTTTCTGGTGTTTTAAGATGTGGTTCTTCCCAAATTCCCAAATGAAATGTGGAGAAACGAGAAGAAGCAATGCCCCAGTAATAACGTTTGTCTGTATTCGGGGCCCCAGCCGCAGTCGTCGCAATCTTCGGAAGCACCACGTGGCGATACTTCGATAGATATACGTTCTTTACGCCGGAGTTAGAACCTTCTACATCTGCACTCGACTGAAGATACTCGCGGGCCGTATTGACAGTGTTCGGATCAGCGGTCGTCCAAAGAATGTCAAAAGGCATCTCTGTCATCAGTTCACCAAACTGGTTGTAGGTTTCCTCGACAGCCAACCGCTCGATCGCTTCAAGTGCACCCTTTGAAAGACGCGGATTATTGGCCAAGACATTACGGAAGGTTGTTGAAGAACCGCGCAAAGTATGAACTGAGGACGCAAGAGCAAGAGTATCCCCAACGGAAATATCAATCGTATTCCCGTCCATATCTGTATAAGTCGTTGCGGATGCGAAGCCAATACGATGCGCTAAATCAAGATCAAGACGATTTGTTACCGTCCGTCCCAGATTTGTCAGACGCGCATAAATCTCCGGATATTTATGTTGTGTGCGAAGCTCGTATTCAACGCCAATATCGAGAGCGACGCGCTTTTGATACATGATTTTGCTATCAATCTGTTACCTCTCTTTGACAATAGATATACATTGTTTTACAGTTTACCTGTATGAAACAATTTTTAGACCGTGATTGGTTATTCGATTCCTATGTGAAAGAAGGGTTGAGCCAAGAGAAGATTGCTGATCTTTGTTCTGTTAACCAGACCACGATCCGTTATCATCTCTTGCGTCTCGGTATCCCTTGCCGAAAGGTAGGTTCTAGAAAAGGTGAACTGTGCGGAAAGTGGAAAGGTGGAAGGTTCAAGACCAGCCAAGGATATATCCATGTTCTGTCTCACGGGCATCCTCTCACTATGCCTTCCAAACCGTACGTTCCGGAGCAAGTGCTTGTTGTTGAAAAGTCGCTTGGGCGTTTCCTCCAAAAAGGAGAAGCTGTCCACCATATCAACGAGATAAAGGATGACAACCGAGTCGAGAATCTTTATCTATTTCCTAGCGAATCTTCACACCAGAGTTACCATCGCCTTTTACACTTCGGAAAAGTCGAACCAATCATTACATCTAATCTATTGTCAAGGAGCGAATAGGGCATTTCTGCCTATCTCTGCATGTTTCCATGCAGTTCGGACTGTCGCTTCCCTCACTTTGAGGGTCTTTTCACTCAGTCTCTGCAAGCCCTTTAGCGTTCAAAACTTTTATTTGTTGATAAAGTTGCTCACGATAAGCCTTTACGCTATCACCGACTTTCTTACCTCCATGACTTTCGGTAAGAGTCTTTTGAAAACGTATCAGCACCTTGCACTGTTCGCGCTTTCCAACAAGGAAAGGAAGAGTGTTTTGAAGCAAACTTTTCAATGTCTCTTTATCGCCCCACGACATCCATTCCCATTTATCTTTATGGTGGACGGCATATTTTTTACGGAGGTAAATCTTACCTCCCACCCTGTCTCTACACCATTCAACGAGTTTTTCGTTGGTGTTTGACATGGTCAGGCGAGCTTGGTAGGTATTTCTCTTCCTATTGAAGTTGATGTTGAAACACCCTTCACCGTCCATCAAACCGGCAAAATAGGCTGATTCGTATTTGTTCATACGAGACCTATCTTACACTCAGTCTAGGACGACTACAAGCCATTTTGATGTAAAGGTTCTTGAGGGTTGCCATGAGTCTTCGCTTATGCGAAGGCTTTTAGGTTTTCCCCATTGATCAGAAAAGATTTTACAAGAGCTAGTAAAGTCAACCCTTGTTGGACTGCCGCTCGTTCCGCCTGATCGCCGGGATTCTTTGTCTTGGCATATTCCTGAAGGTCAATTTCACTAAATTCACGAGTGTTGCCAGAGTTCGCAGGAATTGGAATTTCCTTCACAAGGCCGGATGTCCGCATTGTCTGTTGAACGGAATCCTTACCGATTTCCCAAAGCATTGGAGCTAAACGCACCAAATCGCTAAGTGTTGCTACGTTAAGTTCTGCCATAAAATTATTTTTAATTTATCTTACTCCCAAGTCTTATCCTGAAAATCTTGGTTGGAGTTTAGTGAAAAGCGACCTTTTGTAGCGCTAATGAAACCCTTACAAAGCACTACTCCATAAGTTGTTCCGTCCTGATTGACTGTGTTGGCATCTGAAAGATCATAAATGTTCCCAATGTCGGTCGTCAGAAGAGTTCCTGTTACAGTTGCTTCAAATTCGCAAGACGGCTCCAAGGGAACCTCAACACAAACCTTCACTGCCGAAGTTGCAAAGTCTGAATCTGTAGAAGCGACACCCTCAAGAATAATCCCAACGTGCTCCGTTGACTGGGTTGTAGCAGTTGCCACAAGACCGCTCGTGAGCATAACAAGATTGCCAGAAGTAAACGTTACCGACGCGGTTCGTGGAAGATAAACCTGTTTTGTGCGTCCTTTACTCCATCGCATATTTTTGCTTATATTAGTTAATAAATAAAAGTCCGCACGAATGTGCTGACTTGTGTTTTTTTGACTAGGGTTTGCTCCCCGTAAACAAGTCCTGTTTTTTAACTACGGCAGGAACCGCGTAAATTGTCCTAAATAGGATAACACAAAAAATTAAAAGTTGATAATTATCTGAAATTATTTTTGTGAGTTTCTCCTATAGCTTTTATCTGTTTCTTTGTCAAGACAAAATTTCCGTTCTTTTTCGGCTTGATTTTATTGAAAGAAAAATAATCCTTTATACTATAGGCTCTCGCGGCAAAATGTTCGCAAATTATTCTCGGATCGCAAAGCATCAAAGGTTTTGCTTTTTTGCAGAAATAAAGGTCTTCCCCCATTTTCATTTTAGAAATCGCTCCTTTGGTAATTTCCTCGAAACTAAACCACGGAGCCGTAGTGCGTTTGAAAACATCAATTTTTACCATCAAACATCCTGTCCCCGCCCCTTCGACCTTGAATAATTTATCCATCGGAAATTGTCCAGCCACGCTAAAATTATCTTTGTCTTTGTTGTATTTTGAATAAACGTGAGGAATGAATGGGGGTTTTTTCCACGTATAAAGCCCTGTAACAGCTTCAATCTTTGGATTATCTTCAAAATCCTCAATCATCCGTTGGATAGTATTTCGCGGAAAAGCCATATCGGAATCGAGAAAGAGAATATGTGTTTGGTTATTATCCAAGCAGATTTTAACCAAATTATTCCGCATAACGTCAAGCTTCAAACCGTCTTGAACTAAAAAACTAATCTCTATGCCTCGTTTCGTCTTTTGTATCCAAAAATTTGTATAAACAATAAGCTCAATGAGCGACACAACAAAAGACTTCTCAAAATGAGAATAATTGTGCGGAATACAAATGGCAATTTTCATACCTTTTGCAGAACAAAATAAAATCGAAAGTCTTTCTTTTTTGACCAAATCATCTTAAAACTCTTTTTCCAAATACTTCTAAAATCCGTCATTTGTGTTTTCTCACAACCTTCATACATTTCTTGGTTTAGGAAATGAAAAATCATATCAGGCAATATGCGCTTATGTGAGGGGTCTCCAGAAGCCCAAACTGATTTCCAATGTGGCACTGAACCGCACAAAATACCCTGTGGCGCGAGTATTCGCCAATACTCGGTAAACTCCTCAAAGAACCCTTTTGCATCGCCCTGCGAGCCTATATGCTCTAGTACTTCATAAGCGTGAACTTCATCAAATTCATTATCTTTGAAGGGTAACGGACGCCTGTTCAAATCCCATACGATATCCGATTTCACATCTTCGTTCCAATCCAAAGTTACCACCTCGGCTGGTACGGTCTGTTTTTGTTTTATCTCAATTTCTTTTCTTGCCCCACATCCAAGCAAAAGGATTTTACTCACAGTCTCTCGATAACTTTATCGAGCGATATATTATCTCCACCGGAACAATTAAATGTTTTGGCCAATAATCGTTCACGAAGATTGTGACAAAGAATCCCCATTTTTTCCCCGATCGTCCGCCCAAGATAAAAATCGAGTTTGTATTTTGCTAATTCTGACACGAATTTCACGGCGAAAGTGTGAACAATAGCATCCGTAACTTCCGCGTTTTCCATCGGAGTTTCTTGAATGACCAAATCATAAAGTTCCTTATGAAGTGTAATTGGGCGGTGTTCTTTGAGAGTTATTTCTATAAACGAATCATCTAAATTTCTCGTCTTCAAAATTTTATAGCGTCCAATGTACATATTAGTTGATGAATCGTGAATCAATGTCAAACGTCCGTGGAGTATTTTCTTTCGTTTCCACGGTAAAAATCATCCGTTCAACTTCCTCTCCATTGACCTTCTCAAAAGACTTAATTTCTTTTTTAATAGATACGGGAAGCGAATGATATCTGCGCGAAAAAGTTACATATTCAATTTCTTCAGATTCTTCTTTTTCGTCAAGAAAACATAACCTTATCCTTTGGTCTTCGCGCCAAACACCAGTCAAGGGGGCTTTTTCAACGATATCTTTCGTCAAACGCCAACCGACGATGATTTTATCATCCCATAAATTCACTCGCGCATTTTTACCGAATTTCTTTTGATTTTTTTTATCAAAATTTCCAAGAGCTTCTTTTGACGCGGCTGATTCAAGTCGTTCGATTTTCAAAAGAATTTTATCAAGTGCGGTTTTTGATATCGTTATGTTCTCTTGCTCTTCGGTTTTTTCAACGATTTTATCTGGCATAGATTATTTATTATATTTTTTTAAGTCTTCGTCTTTAATTCCCATCGCTTTTGCGAGTTCTTTCTGTGTTTCGGTCAATTCCGTACCTTTTTTGAAAGATGTCGGAGACGGATAATAAGAATCGAGTCCGCCTGAAATGGGGGTCGTTGAAAAAGATTTTATTCCTCCCGCCAACAGCCACGCCTCGCGCATCTTACTTGCAATTTCTTCTTTCGTTACAGCTTCGTCTTTCAAGCGTTCATAATGAAAAAGGACTTTTTTCTTCATATCTGCATCGTCTCCAACCAAAACAGCCAAAGAGTCATTTTTGTGCGATTCAATGACTTTTGAGGCAAAAGACTTTGATTCTTCTTCCAGTTTTTCTTGTTTTTGCATCAAGCTTTTTTCCACGACGGAGAGACGCCCTAATTCTTCTTCTGTCATATCTCGAAGGCGCTTGAAATTAAACTCCTTGTCTTTTAATTTCTCGATTTCCGCCTGCTTTTCCACAAGCACTTTTTCTTTTTCTTCTAGTTGTGTTTTCAGTGCCTCGGCAATTTCTTCTGGGGATTTTTCCTCATTTTCGTTCATAAATCATTCTTGTTAAATGAATTATTTTGTATTTTGTTCAAAAAATCGAGTCTTAATCTTTCCATTTCTTCATTCACCAAAACAATTCCGTTTATCGTAAACCGCCCCATCAAATCTTGATTTTCGTTCGTAGATTGCGTAGCAATAAAATCTTTCTGGGCTTCGAGAAGAGAGCGAATCACGAATCCAAACGCTTGTTCTTCAAAAACACGACGGGCTGAAGCCAACATTTCGTTCTTTTCTTGTTCAGGAAGATTCTCAATGTTTATGCATCCTTTCAACACCGAATTTAATTGTTCGCGTGTCATTTCCGTGATGGTTTTTCGGGTAATGTTTCCTTTGGTTTTTTCCAATTCTGCTTTTATTGCTTTTTGGACTTGAGATTCTAAAAACCTCTTAATCATAAATTACGCTTTGAGCAACATATTGAGACTGGATTCCTTTTGAGTTTTTGGCATCATTTGTGCCTCTAAAACGGACTGGTTTGTCGTTTCTGAACTCATCATCGAGGTATTCTGTTGTCCTTCTGAAAAAAACCTGTCAGGATCAAGCTTTTTCAAAACTGCAAATTTCTCTTTCGCATAGGACTGATTCACAGATTGTGGGCCAAAGAATTGATACGCTTCCGCCAAATCTTTCGAGAACATCGCGCTGTCAAGCGTTGAAGAATGTTTTTCAGTTGGAGTAATATCAATCTCCCACCGCAAATCAATGGTTTTTAATTCTTCGGAATTCAAAAAAGTAAATCGAACTTCCTCTCCGTTCCGTTTTTTAATTTCGTTTTCATAATCTGCCAACATTTTTAGACTTTCCTTGTCCTTAAAAGCAGATTGAAGAGAGGGATCGAAAGATATAATTCTGCGCCCCCTTTTCCCGTTATCTTGAAAAGTCGTCTCGACAGAAAACGAACGATAAATTTTTTTTATCTCTTTTTTAATTTCATCAATTTTTTCATCAAGCGGTTTCGTCCAGTTCGCAAGAATATTGAAAATTCGCAAACGAATAAGTTGTTTTTCAAATTCAACAATTCCCATAATAGTCTGTCCGAGTTTCATCATCTGCTGTTGCTTGCGCTGAATCATCTCTGTGGCCGTAGGATTTCCGCCGATTTCGTCTCCTGAAAGGGTTGGATCAAAACTCTTTTCGTTAATAATCTGTTTCACAAGACTGAACATCGCGAACTCCGCCTGCGTCATTCCTTCAGTGGGGCCTATTGGCCCGATGAGGGCTGGGTTTATTCCCTGCGCGATTTTGCCGGGTAACATCAACTTTCGAGATATAATTTTTCCGGTATTGTTCGCCATTGGCGGATCGGCCGACTTTTTAGATTTAAGCAAGAGTACCCGTAACCATTCATCGAAATACTTTTGATCCACCTCTGTTTTTGAGGAAGTTGAACGGGAATAGGCGAAATAACGACTAATCGGTTCATTGTCCCCTTTTGCAATCGGGATGAGCCGAGATGGAGATATCGCTGTCAAAGGAAATTCCTTCGGAAGCATCGAAATTCCGTTTAAAAATATGGCATATTCATTATTGATCGGATCAAAACAATGAAGTTCCTCGACCATATTTTCCTCAATAGTAACCATTGACCAGTTGTTAAAATCCTGACTTGTGATGTCTTGAGATTGTGAAAGGAATGTCTGAACTTTCCGAGAAACATTTTGCCATCGCTCCCAATCGCCGTATTTTTGTTTTTCAACTTCATAATGTTTTACCATCCGAATAATAACATACGGCTGTTTTTGGATAAAAAACTCTTTTATATTACCCAAATAAACATCTTCAATCGAAATCATTTCGGATTCGCAGGAAGAATAAAGACGTTTAAGTTTTTTTTCCCACGATACGGATTTTAGATTCTTTCCAGCTTCTTTAAGATTTCCTCTCAAAACTTTCTTGTCGCAGATAATATTTTCTTTTTCAAATTCAAGAACAAAAACATTTCCTTGATCTAAAAATTCCTTGTAATAAAGCAGACGTTTAGCTTCATATCCTTCAAGTGTGCGGCTCTTTCTGACCGAATCTTCCACCACATATCCCATCTCACGCAATTTATTGTCTTCTTGGTCGTAAGCCGTAATGTTCCCCTCAAAATTGAAATTAAGTAACGCGGAAAGAATTGTGTTATTTTTTTCCCGAGTAATGCCTGAAACGATACGCGAATCTTCTTCATTCGTTTTTGGCGGATTGTAAGAATTAGAACTTTTGCGATTTGTCTCAACCCAATCAAGAAAGGATTTGTCGTCAAACTCGGTAAACAGGCCTGTATGCTGATTGTACGCACTCTGGGCACGCTTCATCCAAAATCTGTTATATTCCATTTCCTCGTTGGAATAAATCGGGGAAAAGATAGCTTCTCCTGTCTTTTCTTTTTCAAACGCCGTCTGAATAACGGTTTTTATTTCTTGGGTCGGCATATGGATTAAAGAGAATAAGCATCAAACTTTTCTGTTTCTTTTTCCAGTAATTTTTTGTCGTAGACAAACTTATTGTCAAAACTTTGGGCTAGAGCGTCAATGCAATCGGGACTGTCTATTCCTAAACGCGCCATTTGCAATTTTGGCATTATTTGTATTTTGCGATTATCAATAGCTTTATATTTGATGTTCAACAATTCCATCCAGTCGTCTTTGTGCGCTTCGTCTAATCTCCCGCCAGCGATAATCCAGTCTCGAAGTCTCCAATAGTTTTGTGCGCGACGATTTACGAACATTTGCTCATCTTCTCCTTCGTCAGCCTTTTCTGATGCCATCACTCCGACGCAGTTAAAATTCATTCTGTGAAGCATGTCAAAAACTCCTTTTCCAATTCCGTTTTTGTCTATAAACGTATTCCGTTCATCCACATTGTTTTCTTTTGCTAGCCTTATAGTCGTTACGGCATTATCCATTGTATCAACTTTGTCGGCTTTTGCCAAAATTTCCGCATAATTCTCATATCGTAAAATCCATACGTTCAAGTTTGAACCTTCGCCGGCGACATCAACAGATAATCTTGGAGCGCCAACACAAGCCTCACGAGGAATATCCGTAAACGATCTCTCAATTTCACTCTGGTTGATAAGTGAAGTATATCCCTGATCATCAAGCATATCCTCATCGGGAAATTTATTCTCGTAAAGAACGTCAAAGTGCGGTTTCTTTTTTGCTTCCGTAACAAAACTTTCAGTCAATCTTCCCTCTTCGATTCCTTGTTGATAATCCACATTCAGGTGAAAATAATTCTTGTCTATCGAAGATTTATAAAAATGATTTCTTCTAAATGGATTTCCAATCTTTAAATAAAAACTGTCTTCGGCACAGTCTCCCAACATACGAAAAACCTTTGCCTCAATATTATCATCAATCAGCGCGGCTTCATCAAGAACAAGATTGCTCGAACCTTGACCCATAAGCGAATCGCCGCTCGAAAGTTTGTTCCTTGAATCTGCGGAAAGAACATAAACTTCGCTTAATAGAGGTTTGCCTTCTTTCATTCCAAGTTTGAATGTTAAATGGTCTTTGTTTCGTTCTTGTTGTAGGTGTTCAATTTTTTCCCCTTCATTGGAAACCAAAAGTGATTTTGTATATTCATTGTCAAAAAGATGATCAATAATATAGCCCATTATGATGCGAGCTTTAATAAAACTCGGAGCTACAATTACCCATTTCTCTGGAAAGGTTGTTATTCTGGTCAAAACTGCCAAAGCAACAACAAGACTTTTCCCGTATCGAGTATGGCACATCAAGTGAATTCTAGGATATTGCCTCTTGAAGACGAGACTGAATATCCTGCTTTGCGTCGGAGTGAGCTTGATCGGTTTCCCCTCCGGAGTTCGGTAAAGCACCGCTACTAATTTCTGCATCTTTTCTATTTCGTTCATTGGCCAAGACTAAAAGAATTTCTCTCAACTCGCCTATTTTCTCTCCTTGAGTTGTCAAATCAATTCCTTGTTCAGGATTTCCAAAAGCCCTATCCGTTGCCTTTTGCCACGCATTCGGGTCCGGCTTTGTCTTGTAAACCCTCATGCTTCCGTCAATTTGTTTGGCTTCGATCCAATGTCCAAGAGCCGCGTCTTCAATCGCATCCATCCACTTGTTTGCGTCCTTGTTAATTCGTTTGGCAAGTGCTTTTCTAAACTTTTGTGCAATAAGAGTTGCGGTGGCTATTTTCTTCCCCGCACCTTCTCTTTTGCCTCCCCAGCCATTTTGCGACACATTATCAAGAAATCAANAGANTTAGAAAGATNTCCAACATATCCGAGGATTGTTTCGCCACCCTCTTCGCGGACGAGTTACATCGTCAGTGAGACCATCTTACGCTCTTTTTCTGAATAAATCTANCAAACACTCCACCCAATCCCTTCTCGTAAGTAACGAGGGATTCAANAAGGTTTTCTATAAGCTAGTGAACAACGTAGCTATTGTCGTTTGAATTATCCACAGGCGAGAAGACCGGGACGCTGGGTGGATTGCAAGATCGAATACTTGCGCGTTGCCCGGGTTTGGGTCTGAAGACAATCCTGTTCAAGGCAGTACATTGCCAGTGGAGTGCCTATTTGTTGGAAGGCGGTCAACCTAGGGGCAAAAAAATCCAGCCCCGTGTCAAAGATTTGACAGAGGACTGGTTTATCAGGTAAACTAGTCTTGTTATCTTGGACAATAACCAAAATACGTCATTCGATGAATCTAGTCGAGCGGCGTATTTTGTTTAAGAAGTGGATAACTCAAAACCAGCCCGTAAAGGCTGGGCTTTTTGTTCAGCAACTCTGCATGGTTAAAAAATCCTGCCAGATTCCTGCAACTTCCTGCAACCGTACGCAAAAATCGTACGCTTGAAGGGCTAGGTTCGGGATAGGAGAAGGCTAGGAAAAGGCTAGGAAAGGGATAGGTTGTTTTAAGACAGCCTAAGACGGGTTCTATAATGTCCTTCCTGCCTGCCCCTAGCGGACGAGTTAGGAACCAAACAAAACACCCGATCTGCATATTCCAGCAGTCGGGCGCAGTGCCTCACGTTTCCCCCCAGTTCGCCACTGTAGAGGTCGTGGTATCCATTTTTAGGAGTATATATAGATTATACAGGTTTTGACCAAGTGTATAGGATGTGTACAATTAACGTATAGATTCTACACATAATAAAATATGGCTCAAAAAACC